CTCCAATGCCTTCTTATCAGAGACAGGCTTTTCGCCATCTACTGGCTGCATTGGCACTGGGGACGACTCAGACTCTTTCAACTCGTCAGTCGTCTCCGTAATTCTCACTAAGATGAAGTATAACAATGTTAATTTTACCATTGCTATCAAGAATGACTGGATTGGGATCCACGTTACTGAGTTCCTGAGGTTTGTACACTACAACACAGGATACTATGGATACCCTGCTAGGATTCTGCGAGCTATGAACTTCGCAAACCCTTACCACAACGAGACGGACCCAGAACCAAACGAGGAGCTCCAATCTCGGGTCTCGACTTTTCTTACTTTTGCCTCCAGGTTACAGCTCCCCTTCCCTTACACTGATATGTACTACGATTTGAGGAATTTTTTCCTTTCCAACAGCATTCACTCCTTTAACATTAACGAGATTTTTTCGCTTGTTCACACACCAAGATCAATGGGCGGTCTTGGAGTACTTCCATTCTTTACATCCACCACCGTTTACACATACTCCCTCCCCCCTAGAATTTCATACAAGATGAGCAGGCCTCCTCCTGTACACATTGATATGCCTGAGCACTACTTAGCTCAATTTAGGAAGATTTTTCACGAGACGGGGATAACCTACAGGCCATCACCACAGTTCATCGCTAATTACTTGATCGACTACCGGCCTAAGTTACTCTCCACCAGTCTGAGACCAAACTCTCGTCAACTTTACCAAGAGCTTAGTTTCATAGAAGACGAGGAGTTACTCAACATCTCTAAAGAATTCTTTCTTACGAACAGAGTCAACAAACCAGAACAGGACCTTTACCTGAACAGCCCCTACTCCGACTCTCCCTTCTGGTCCGATATATACCGAACTTTTTCCGCAGAGAGGATGACTAGCCAGCTTTTTCCTAAAGCCGAGCTTTTCTCCACTTACAAGACAAAATTTCGGAAGAGAGACCTTGACCAGATCTTACAATTCGGTATCGAATACCCGATCGTCTCCCACCCCTTTGCGAACGACTCATTCTTCAACGGATGGTCTCAAAACCTCACACACTACATATTTCACAAATACCTTTGTGAACCAATCCTTCCTACGAACAACTTCTTCCCTAAGCTTAAACTTACTATAGAAACACACATTAATAAACACTTTGTACTTCTATACAATTCTTTCACCTACTACCACGGATCTTGAACCCTTAAAAAATCAGAAAAACAGAGTCCGCGGCTGAAAGGCTCTGACTTGTTGCAGCAAGTACATCGCAAAAACATTTTATGATTGGGCTGTCGGCATCAGCGTTAAAACTGCCACATTATGGATTATTTATCTTTCCCCCTCGCCGGTCCTACTTCGGTTAGACCGGCTTTGTACCAAAGCTACCTTTTCCTCCGTCCCTCCTCGTATGACGATAAACTACGTTACCAAATTCAAACACATAAGTA